ACTTCTAGCCCCTGTTTCAGTGTTGCCAAGGTCTGCAAACTGAGTAAGGAAGGCTGCACTGATTTGTCCATCACACTTGGTGATAATGTCGATTGGTCCACTTGCATATAAGTTGGGCTGTACTGCGTAAGTGTCAAAGCTAACAGCACCATTTTCTACCAAATAGCTTTGTTCTGCACTGATAAAACTTTGGGCTTGTGCTTCGGCATCATCAAGCATTGCATCAATGTCACCATCTGTTAAGCCTAGCTCCTCAGCTTTGGAGCGGTCGACTTTCACCTTTGGTGTGGGAACCGCCCAACGGTCAAGACCAACGCACATGAGATTAGACACACGTTGTTTAGTTCTCCACCACCACCAAACAGGTCTTAACATTCCTACCCCTTCAAAGTTGCTTCCTGTTCTGTTCAAGGTAAGCAGTAACAACTTGTTTGCTGGGATTGGTTCGGGTGTGTAAGTCAAGCCAACTGTGTTTTGAAGTACACCATCAAGGTGTTGGTTGTCTCTACTTAACCACTTTTGATGGGCGCTTGGTTCTCTGTCTGCATAAAGGTCAAGCCATACTCTAACCTTGCCTTCACAGTCAGGCCCAACACGATAGATTTCTTCTGCGTATCTGTAACCAAGTGGTATGAACTCGAACAGGTAAGACAGCTGGTCTTCCCAAGATACTGACATTTGGCCGCTATAACCATCAAAGCCAAAGGCTTCATTTGCAAAGTTGGCTAACTTTTCAGAGACAGGGTCATCTTCAATTCCTGGTATGAACCGCCAAGTAGCACTTAACAAAGTTTGTCTTAGCATGTGCCAAGACCTTCTTACTATTGGGTCAGTTCTTAACATTTCTTCAGCTTCACTTACCCAATTAAGGCCCGTAAGCTGTGGATTGTTTTCTTTGCCTGTGATGACACCACCACCAAGCTGTGTTCCTGTTATCCCCTTGGTGACAAACCTAGGAGACAAAGCACGAAGGTGTCTTGGTGTCTTATCTTTGCCTTGTTGATCCATTGGCTACTCACTAGTGTGTTGGTGTCTCTTTATATCATATAAGCACCTATAACATAATTTATCAATAAAAGGTTGTTCAGTATAAAATCAAGTGATATATGAAGGCAGCCCAAGGTCTTTTCATTTCTATCAATGAATCTAGGACAAGTTTAATATGACCTTGGGCTATCCCTTTGGGATCCATTCTTCGACCTTTGGGTGCAAGATAACCTGCTCTTCACTTTGTGTTTTGATTGGGTGTTGATTAGCAAACATAGACAGCTTATCAATGACAGCTGTTTGAAGTTCCATAAGTTGGTCGGTCTTCAACTGCATTTGGATTTGTGCATCACGTAGTCTTGCTATCAAGGCCTCTCTGTCAGCATTGGCGCTTGCTAGCTTGTCTTTCAACTCTTCCACTTCTGAAGGATCACGACCGCTGGCAATGGCCACCATGCTTGAAATGCTGCCTGTGATAACACCAAGTATCCCCACTAGCACATCTCTGTTTTCGTCAACTATCTTGACATAGGTCAGGAATAAAATAAGGGCCACAACCAAGATTAAGAAGAAGACTGAGAACCACCAACCACGCCTTGCTTTTTGATCTTTGGTAAATTCAACATGACTCTTTTTCTTTTCATCTTTCATGGTATCAACTCCATTATGTTTTGAATCAATTCTGCTATGGGATCAATCCAACCAAACCATATTTCAAGGCCGCTCATAAGACGCTTGTGCTTATCGAGCAAGGCAGGACCAACCATGGTGACTAAGCAGCAAATAAAAACAAGTGCTGTCCTGGTTAATAAGAACCATATCCATTCTTTCAACTTCTTGTCTCTCATTCTGCTTTTTATTCGTTTAGGTCCACCAAGACGCTTAACCTTCTCACTGCCCTTGGGTGGTTGAAGACTTTCAATGGTTGAACCAACTGTGTAGATGATTTGTGTTTCTCTCACACCTTTGAATCTATATTCACCTGCCAAAGCATACCTTGTGCCCTTTGGGGTAAACCTGTTGGTTCTGTGCTTAACTGCCTTCATGGCTTCTTGGGTTAAGAGGACTTGACCCGCTCCACAAAGAGACATAGTCCTTGCTGCTATGTTCTTAGCGACCCCTTCAAGCTCCACTTGCTTTGCACCGCCCAAGGTGTAAATTTCATCTTGCTTGACTTCCACCACAATCCCCCAATGAATCCCAATCCTACATTGCAACTTGGTCTTTGGTGGTATGTGCTGTTGATAGTGCAAGGCAAAGTTCACAGCATCAACAGGTCTTTCAAAGGAAAGCAAAAAACCATCTGACCTGTCAATCTCTCGGCCATTAAACTTGAGAATCAAGGAACGTGTAAGCCTGTCATGATATTGCAACCATTTGGCTGCCTTCATAGCACCAGCACGTTGGACAAACTTAGTAGAACCAATCAAGTCAAGTAAGACAATGGCCAACTTGGTTTCAATTAGTTCCATGGCTTTACCTTAATACATACTTAAATTAAAAGACTGATCTTTATGAACACTATATAATTTCTCTATTTTCGTTTCTCCATTTTTATCAAGATCACAATTTATTTCACAAGACCATACTTCTTTGAATGGTGCATCATATTCACTAACATATACCTTGTGACCTTTTTTTACTTGATCTTTACACCACTGATAGAAGTCATCATGATTGAATCTGAAACCATAGCCAGTTGTGTTTTTATATGGTGGATCGCAATAAATGACGCTCTTCGAAGGGATATTTAAGTCATAATATTCACAATGATGTAGCTCGACGTCTTTTATTTTTGAGCTTATTTTTAATAACGCATTTTTGCTTTCAAGAGCATAATTTTGTTTTTTTAGGCTGTCTTTTGCATAGCCAGCAAAATACTTTCCTCCGAACGAACAGCCGAATCCGACAAAAGCAACTAGATGATCTGAAAAGTCAGCTTGATTATTTTTGATATTGTTATATTCATCTTCTGTGACTTCATCTGGTGGAATCCAACCATTTTGCAAGGCTTTAAACATTGCAATCAACTGTTTATTTATGTCAGAACCAATTCGTTTTCCTTTTGCTTTTGCCAATATTGAACATGAGCCAGCAAATGGTTCTACCCAATGTGAATTGTGCTCTCTCTCAAGTTCAATATAGTTGATGATCTTATTGGCTATTCTTCTTTTTGATCCCATATATCGCATTAGAATGACCTTGCCTTTCCTGCTCCTGTGTTAACTTGTCTTCTTTCTCTTGTCTTTATTCCGCCACCTCTTGGCTTATACCCTTGGTCAACTGCAACATCATTCCAATTAAAGATAATGCAATCATATCTTAAAGCATCAAGTGGGTCTTCCCTTCCATCTTTCTTGGGTTGTTCCTTGCTATCCCAAGCATAAGATAACAAAGCCTTTCTTATGCTGTTACCTGTCACACGCTCCCCACGTTCCCAAACTTCCTTGGTTATCAAGTAGCGTCTTGAATTGAAGGCACGTTTCAACCGCTGCACACCGTTCAAGATGTCCACCTTAATTGGGTCGGTGGTTGATCTTAGTGGAAGACCAAGACCCAAAGGTGGTGGTTGTCTCATTACTCGGAAAGCACTTTTGCCCGTTTGGTCGTTCCTTGCCTTGCCTGCCTTGTCTGCTACCCCTGTGTCTAACCATATTCTATCACTTGGTGCTTGGTCTTTTAGTGACCTTGGCCAAGCTACTGAAAGGATAAGTGCTGTCAACTGTTCTGTGGTCACCTCCTTTGGGTTGAACTCATGACATATTATATCAGCACCAAGGTCTTCATCATGGCAAATAATCAACACACTTGGTTTTCTGAATCCCCAATCTATGGCAATCCTTCCTGTCATGGTGGGCTTGTAAGTCCAATCTTCAATTATATGGCCTTCGGTGAACTCTTGATATATCAAGCCTGTTGGTGGTTTGGGCTTGTTCATTATCATGGCTTCACGTTCTTCTGCAGGTAGCAGCTTGGTGGCTTCAAACCATTCATCAGCAAGGTTGTCTTGGTTGACATAGCTTGTGAACAACATAGGAATATAACCAGCGTTTTCTGCCATCGAGCACCACCAAGCATCAGCCACAGGCAAGCCCACCAATATCAAGATTGGTGAAGGGCCAGCACGAAGACGGCCAAGGGCTTTATGTGCCACCTCCATGTCAAGGGTTTGACATTCATCAATAAGGCATACACCGCTTGTGATATTTAAACCT